CCGAGGTCCTTGGCGAGCGTGACGACGGCGATGATGGCCGGGATGGTTGCGAGCGTGATGGCGATGTCCATTGTTTCTACTTTCTGAAGAGTCGGAAGCCCCGGATAGGACGGCGAGGGGCATGCCCCAGCCGAGCGAGGATATGATCCGTCGCGTTCATGCGGGCCTCGAGCGCCTCATCTCGAGACTGCATGCCCTTCACCGTCCTGATGAGGTCATCCTGGTTGTCACTCATGACGTTGACATGAGTGGTGAGACGATCTATCGCGTCCCCGATGTTCTTGCTACCGTGATTGGTGACGATGTCCTTCTGGACCTGGGCAACCTTGTCGCTAGTGGCCTGCGTCTGCTTCTGGACACTGTTGAGCTTGGCGACCATCACGCCACCGACCACGGTAACTACTGCGACGAACAGCGGCATCAGAGAGTCGATGATCGTCTTGACTGCCTCCAGCACGTGAGGCTCCTTCCTGGAGGTCCTTGCTAGGCGATCAGCGGTTGAGCTTGTCCCACGTGGCTGCACCGACGATGCGGTCCGCCACCAGGCCGTTCTTCCGCTGGAAGTCCGCGAGCGCGTTGCTGCTCAGGGGACCCCACACGTTGTCGACCTTCAGGTTGTACCCGTGGCGGACGAGCGCGGCCTGGATGTCGCTGTAGGTCAGCTCCCAGTGTGCCTTGCTGCTGGGCTTGCCTGCGGCCGGGAAGAACGCGGCGTCCGTCTTGGGACCCCAGATGCCGTCGGCCGTGAGACCCTTCGACGCCTGAGCCGCCTTGACCTTCGCCGTGGTGTCGGGACCGTAGACACCGTCGACCGCTGCACCGACCGTGCGCTGGATGTCCTGCACCGAGCGGTTGACCGTGACCCAGCCGATCGGGCCGGACTGCGAGCCACCAGGGCGACCGATGAACGTGTAGTGCACCGGGTCGGACTTGCCGTACCACTGGAAGCCGAACTCGTTCAGCTTCGCGCGGTCGTCGGTGTAGTTGAACACGTCGACGGCGATGCCACCGTTCTTGACGTGGTTCGACTCCCGAGCCGGACGGGCAGGCGGGAAGAGGCCTTCACGCTCACCCCGGTCCCACTTGTCGATGATCTCCTGCTGCTGTGCCTCGGTGACGCCCGCACGGTTGATGCGGATCACACCGTGCTTGTCCTCGAGGGCATTGATGGCATCGGCGGCGTCTTCACGCAGCCACATACCGGGATGGTTCTTGAGTGCCTTCGTACCCATGTTGTTTCTCCTTCTTGGTGTGGCCTTGATTACAGGATGGGGATCCTGCTTGCCGGGTCCAGACGGCCACTCTTGATCCGTTCCCAGAACCTTACATCTTCCTGCCCGAGTCGCCAGACAGCGATGCCCTGCAACCCCCATTCCGAGTCAGCGATGTCACGGCTGTGGGCCATGTACTCCGCGTCTGCGTAGTGGGACAGGCTTGTACCCTGCGGATCGCACAGGTAGGTCGTGCCTACCCAGCAGTCGATGTCGCGGGGGATGATCTTGAGGTCTCTCGTCGTGCCAGCGGCGATACCGACACCCTTGAGGTGGATGTATGCCCAGTCGTTCGAGATTGCCTTGGTGCGAGTGGTGCGCTCTTCCACGTCGGTGTTCACCCGGAAGCGGTTGAAGCCGTCCCACGTGACGTTGCTGCGGGGGATGCGGCCCACGTCGTAGAACATGAACGGGCCGACCTGCACGTCGATCGCCTCACGAGGGTTGTACCACCAGGCATCGCCCCAGCGGACGTGATCGAACCAGGCCGAGCCGCTCATGCTGACCATACCGCTGCGTCCGGCCACATACGAGGGGTCGTTGTACTCCAGGACGAGGGGCACATCAACCTCAGTCCGGCTGTAGTACACGCGAGCGTGCTGCCCGCGTACCCGCAAGCCGATGACCGCACGGCCGGAGCCAGGGGTCGCGCTGAGGCCCGGAGCAGAGACCCCAGTCGTCGCCAGGGTCGTGCCGTTGCGGCTCAGGATGAGGGTGCCCCACTGGTCCACCGTGGCCTCGTAGGAGCCGTGGAAGACGCCTGCACGACCGCCTGCTGCGGGGAGCTGGAACCGGCCCTGCACGTGGAATTCACCGCCTGCATCGATGTTGGTCAGAGACAGGCGACCAGCACCCCCGACGCGGAACTGACCGTAGGTACGGGGGTTGAGCAGCGGGTCTCCCTGCCGCCAGTGAGTCCAGTCGGCTCCGCCTGCCTCGTTGTAGTAGATGTCCAGGGTGCCTGCGGTAGCACAGTCGTCATCCATGATGGTGGCCGACTGTGGGTCGCGCTGAAGGACCTCGAACGTCAGGTTGTGAACGTCGTTGTTGGCCCACTGGCCGTTGGAGTCGATCACCTGAATGGGGCGGACCGTGTGCGTGAAGTGCTGCGAGCCGACCGTCTGGTCAGCCATGCCACCTACCGGGTCTGCTGCGGCCTGCCCGTAACGAGTGAAGTAGCTCCGGCCGTTGAACTCACCGAGCTCCATTCCGCTGCTGCCGGTCCGCTGGATCGCCGTAGCCCACCAGTAGCACCCAATCAGGGTGAAGGGGGAATTGGTCTCCTTGTCGCGAAAAACGAGCCAGCTGGCCCGAGTCTGGTCCCAGTCCACCGGGTCGTCATCCCCGGCCATCGGTCCCCAGACCCCCGTGGTCATGTACCAGAACCAGTAGTACGCTCCGGAGTTGCCCCGGTACGGCCAGCCCGGATACCCAGGGAGGTCCTCGATGGGAGCGTGGATGCTCCAGTTCTGCCCGTAGGCAGGGACGCCCATGAGCACCTTCGCGGGGTCGATGACCGAGACGGTCCAGTCATACACCTGCTGAATCCAGAATCGGGGAGCGATGGGTCCCGGAGCACTGCCCGACCAGGCGAAGTCGTAGGTCATGATGGCCACACGGTCGAAGTAGGCACCGAACAGCGCGTAGTCGAGCCAATTCTCCCCACCGATGCTGAAGTTGCCCTCGGTTGCTGCGGGCAGAGCCGCGCTGACGAGCTTGCCGTGCGTCCTTGCGTGGTCCCCGAGCACCTTGTATCCGGCGTACGCCTCTGCGACGGTCATGTTGCTACCGAAGCCCTCAGCGTCGAGGTCGATGCCAGTGATCCACGGGTAGGTCGCGTAGATCGCGTCCATCTGGGCCAGGATGCTGGCCTTGAAGGTCGGGTCGGTGTTGAGCAGCTTCCAGGCGGCGGAGCTGAAACACTGGATGGTCAGCCACCACTGGATGTTCGGCCACTTGGCACGGACAGCCTCGACCGTGTTCTGGATGTTGAGGTTGGTGAGGCCCGTGGTCTTCAGCTCGTAGGCCACCAGGAGCACATCGTCGATGGCATCCCCGTAGCGGTCGAGGACACCCTCAGTACGCACAGTCGCGTTGCTGTGCCAGAGGACTACCTTGTGGCTCACGGGTTCACATCCCAGTTGATGGGCGAGAGGATGATGTACGTGGCACCGGTCACCGCAGGCACCGAGTAGAAGTTGATGGTGCCGTCAGCCCCGTTGATCCGGTACTGGACCGGGACGATGGCCGTGCTGGTGAACAGCGCGCCGACTCCCATGCGGTGCTTCCCGTCCGCAGGCCGGTAGCCGACAGGCACGGTGCCGAGAGTGTTGTACGTGCCTGCTGAGAACGAGGCAGGGCAGGTGATCACGCCACACTCGAGGGTGACCTGCTGACCGGTCTTGACGACCCGCGTGGTGACGTACGAGGAGTTGTTGCCGTAGCCTGCTGCCAGGCTCAGGTTCGCCTTCGTGACCGTCGGGGTCGGGTCGATGTCGTCGATGAGGCCCTTGAGGAACTCGTCGTTCGCGTACAGTGTGGCCAGGGCATCAGCGAGGTCAGTGAACGTCTGCGGACCGTAGTCCGGTGCTTCAGGCTCTACGAGAGGCATTACCAGGCTCCATGTTCTGCGAGTACGTCACTCCACGTGTCGTGGAATGCCCACACCCTGTTCCATCCCTGAGGGTGCGCTGCGGTCACGCTACCGAGGTCGGTGCGTGCTGGGTTGCCAGGAGCGACACTGATGCCCTTGACGCCTACAATGGCGCTCATGAGCCCTGTCGTGACCAGGTCCAGCCGCTGGTCGGCCCTGGCCGTCAGGTGAGGCGTGATGCCTGCCCCTGTGGTGATGCTGTAGTCCGTACCGTCGAAGCTCGTCTTTGAGCTGACTTCGCCGAAGTGCAGCAAGCCCCACTTTACCTCCTGGGGACCGACCGGGTAAAATTCGCCCCGGTACGGGCTAGCAATGTCCTCGTCGCTAGCGATCCACGTGTCGTAGTCCGACTGGATCATGCCGTTGACGAACCGCCAGCGGGGAGCCGAGACCAGCCCCAGGTCGGCCACCATAGGCGACCAGGAGAACAGGCTGGAGCCAGGGTTCAGCTGGATGTCAGTGACCTTGGCACTGGACCCCGTGGTGATCTTCACGGCCACACCGAGAACCGGCTTGCTGGGCTTCAGCTGACCGAAGGTGCGGACGAAGCTCATGACACGACCCCCGTGGTCCAGGGCATCTCGCTGATCGCAGGCACCCAGCTCGTCGCCGTGGTACCAGGCTGGAGCAGCAGATCGGTCACCTCCACGGCAGGATCAGTCGTGGTCACCTTCACGTGGATGGTGAGGGTCTGCTTGTAGTTCGCAGGGTTCGCGATCTGCACTCGACGAATCATCACAGCTCCAGGATCTGGGTCTCGGTGGTGCCATCGGTGTACTGGAAGGTGACCTCGATCTGCACCGATGCCTCGGTGGCTGCGTCGACCTGTGCGGAGAAGATGAAGCTGTCCCGGTTGTCGCTGGTGACGGTCTGCTGGAGGGTTCCGCCGCCTGCCCCGAACGCGAAGCTGTACCGACCGGTTGCTCCACCCTCCACGACGCTGACTCCCGTGCCTGCCCAGTGAGCCATCCCGTTGTCCCCACGGCTGTTCAGCAGAAGGTTGAACGGGTAGATGTCACGAGTGTCGATCGTCTGCCCCGTGGTCAGTGCCCCAGGGTCGCTGGACTCGTCGCTCGAGGCCAGGCTGCGGAGCTTGTTCGCCAGGGTGATCGTGCTGTTGCGAAGGTCCACGTAGTCGATCTCGAGCTGCACTACGCGGGACTTGACCGACTGTGCGTAGTCCTCGTCCATGACGAACACCACGTCGAGAACCTCGAACCGGTCGATCTCGTCTACGCGGTCGACCAGACCGGCCACCTTGTACTCGTAGCTGATGTTCGGCTTAGCCCGCTGCGCGATGAACGCGGTCAGGAACCTCATCATGGCCTGCGGGGTCATACCCGACTTGAAGTCGTAGGTGCTCTCGCGAACCTCAGTGGTCCACGTGAAGTCCTCCACGTAGGGGACACCCTCGTTGGCAGGGGCGATGGTCAGGCCGTCGGCGTTCACACCGTAGATGCGGGTGACCAGGCTGGTCGTGTCCTCCCGCTTGCTGGCCGACGTGATGCCCTTGACGTAGTCGAAGTAAGTGCCCCGGTCACGGCCACCCTGATCCAGCAGATGGACGAACTTGTTCTTGTCGTCGAAGACCAGGTCACCCCCGTAGATCTTGGCGATCTGCTGGAGGGTGCTGAGCACGGTGCCCTTCTCGCTCTCCCAGCCGAGGACACCTTCAGGGTCGATCTGACCGACGTACCAGTCGGTGCCAGCCAGGACGCTGGAGATCGCGTCGAAGGCACTCACGTTCCAGGTCTGTGCCGGGATGTCGCCTGCGTACAGGAGGTCGTACCAGATGCGCTCTGCGTAGACCTCAGTAGTAGCCTTGCCTCGCTCCTTGGTGGTCGTGACTGCTCGGGCCACATACCGACGGCCCTTGAACAGGATGGGCATCTCTGCCTCAATCAGTGTGGCCTTGGGATCGGCCCACGACACAGCGAACGTGAGGGTGCTCTCGTTGGAGCTGTTGTCGAAGGTCTTGCACTTCAGGAGCTTGTCCTGGAAGAAGACCCCTCCCCCGCTGGGGATGGCCAGCAGCGGGTCGAGGGAGAACGGCTCGACCGGGAGGGTGCTGGGCAGGGGAGGGGTCGCCGGGGGAGCCGTGCTGAGGAGGATCTCGTCGACGTAGCTGTCGAGCGCTGCGAGGGTGACCTCGTACTGGATCCATGCTGCATTCGGCTCGGTCGTGATGTCGGACGCAGGCTTCCACGCCGACCAGGCTGTCAGGTTGTTGCTCGTACGGTAGCGGACGGTTGCACCCAGCCCGTTGACGCCGAGCTGGGGGATGTCGGTGCCCCATGCTGCGGGCATGGCACGCGACTGCAAGACGACCGGGAGGGTCGCCGTGGGGCGAACGCTGGCACGGCCGGAGATCGTGGTGGTGTCGGTACCCGTGGCCTCCAGAGCACCGTTGGCGAGACGGTTCCGGAGAGCCCACTGGCCTGCGTTGCCGGAGAACGGCGAGACGACCACGACTTCGTCCAGGATGCCCTGCGTGTAGAAGCCTGCCGGACCGAAGCCAGCGACCAGGTCCGCCGTGCAAGCGTTGTTCAGGCTGGCCACACCAGAGGCGGATGCCATGCTGCCGTCGCTGAGCTTGACCGCGTAGACCGACCACGTGCCGAGCGTGACGTCCATGACCGCACCGATCCAGAACCACTCGTTCGGGGTGATCTGGAAGCCGGAGAGGTAGCTGTTGACAACCTCAGCGCCTGCGTTGTTGTAGAAGCGGTAGTTGACCAGGTCGTTGGGACCGGCGGAGTGGTTGACGGTCAGGTGGAACAGCGGAGCCTCGGCACCCCCACGGGTCGAGACCACGGGGGACCACTGCTCAGTGTTCTTGCCGTTGTACCAGGCACCGACCATGACCGAGCCAGAGGTCGGCCAGAGCGCTCCCTCGTTCTCGACGTGGACGTACGACTGCTCGGAGACCCCGAGGTTGTTGATCCGCAGGCCAGTGCCCCAGCGGTCAGCCACGGCGACAGCCGACGTGCCTCCGTACTTGATGACGGTCGCAGCACGGTCCTTGCCGGATGCGTCAGGCGTGGGTCGGTCGATCTCAGAGCCGACGAACGAGTCCATCCGGAGCAGCACCTGAGTGACTGCATCCGGATCCCATTCGCCAGTCCAGTCACCCCGACTGGTGGCGCGAGAGTACTCAGCCATCAGATTCTCCTCGAGGGTACGGTGCCCTTGATCTCGGTGAAGGTGCCACCGGAGATGCTCACGGGCAGGGACAGTGCGACACCCTCGAGGCGCTCGAAGGTGATGAAGCGGTCGGCCACGTTACGGACACGTGCCCCGGTCGCTGTGGTCTTGATGTAGAAGTCCATGGCCTCGAAGTCGAGCACCAGGGTCTGTGCTGCGGTCAGCGGTCCAGATACCTCAACCGGCCCGACTGCCAGGGTCTGCGCGGCCGACAAAACTCCGCGGAACTCAAGCACGGGGTAAAACGTGGTGTTGCCGCTGCCGACCAGGTCCATCTCCCCGTCGCCTGAGAGGACCACTGGCTCGCCAACAGCGTACCCGTAGGGGTTGGGCGTGGTTACGGTTGCGCTGCCGACCAGGCGGCAGACCCCGTCCTGGGCGAACCAGATGACCTTGTCCCTCTCCCACTTGATGGGCGCTCCAAGGACACCCTGCCAGATGAACGGGTCCATGGCGTTCGGGGTGAAGTCCTGCGGGCCACCCTGGAGCAGCGGGTTCAGCTGAGCCGAGATGAGGTTGGCCGTGGCCAGCACGTCTGCCACGTCGGTGCCAGTCAGCTCGAGGTTGAACACCCATTCCGTCTCCGTCATACGGGCACGGTAGAACAGGCTTCCGTCGCCTGCGGGCAGGCTGTCCAGCTGAAGCTCGACCGGGAGCATGGGCCACTCGGTCAGGATGGCCTTGAAGCCGTCGATGTCGTTGGTGTCGAAGGTGCCGAGTTTGAAGCTCATGCGAGGACTCCCTGTGCTCGGAGCTCACGGGTCATGTCCGTCTTGAGCTGGGTGGAAAGGGTACGGATGTCGCGGTCGTCCCGGACGCTCATCTCGGCCACACTGACCAGAGGGCCGCTGATGATGACCGTCTGGGTGCCTGCTGCCGCGTTCGGTGTGGCCGTGTAGCTCGCCGGAACCGCGCTCATGGACGAGGAGGTCAGGCTGTGCGCCACGGAGGACTTGATCGAGAGCGGGGTCAGGGTGGCCTCGGTCATGATCTTCTTGTTCATGTCGTCGATGGGCTTGAGGGCTGCGTCCTCGTTCTCCACGACACCGACCCCGACACCGGCCGGAAGCTGCACACCGACCTCCTTCTGCATCCGCCTCGAGGGCGACTTGATGCCGAAGAAGTCCTTGATGCCGCCCATCACCTGATTGACGAACCCGCCGATCTTGCCCATCAGCCAGCCCGCAGCATCCGAGATGCCTCGCCAGAGGCCCTGGATCAGCTGGAGGCCGACCCGTGCGAGCTGGGGCACTGCACCCAGGATGGCACCGATGATGCCACCGATGATCTGAGGGATGGCTCCCACGATGGTGCCGATGATCTGGGGCAGGGCACCGATCAGCGACGTGATGAGCTTGATGCC